TCTTGCAAGTTGGTCAGGTTCGTCCGTATCCGATGAAAAGTACGGAGTTACCGAACCGTCAATGTTGGATGCTGTCCAGTTGTCAGATAGCAAGTCTGCAATGGTCTTGTCAAGGTTCTCTCTTGCTCCCGAAAGATTGGTAAATGTAACTGTCAAGTATACCACACGTTACCCCAGCGACTGTTCTCACTAGGTGCCTGGTCCATGTAACTTTTGAGCAGAACTACCAACTGATCATAGATCTGTATTGTAGTTAGTTCGGTTCTCTTGCCGAGATTCCTTAGCATCTCCGATCCTGTAAGGTTGGCAATGCTGTCAATTACAGTAGGAACAGTGGAGAAATCAGAGTTTCTGTTTAGTATAAGATTGATCATGTCCGTTACGGAATTCTGTATGGATGTTACTGTGGCAGGCGTGGATCCTGACTTGGTTCCTCCCCATGCGAGTTTCTCTATCTCGTCCGTACTGCCATACTTTGTCATAATGATTGTTATATAGACTTCAATGATTAGAAGTATTTATGTCACAAATTTTTGAACTTCATATGAATTTGGATTGGTTTAGACAGTCCAACAAGTATTTAGAGAATTTGATACAAATTAGTACCTCAGATTACGGTAACGTTACCGTACACAAGGAAGAAGAAGACAGGGAGTTTGAGGATGAATTTGACTATATCATAAAGAACATGGGACTATAACCCCTTTTATTTTTATAAAAATTCTCTGATGTCTATTATGGACAGGGTGAATTTTGACCATCTGAACCTGTTCCAGTACCAAAAGTCCCTTTGGAATCTGTTACTGACGTTGTCATGTACCCCAGATACGAAATATGGAGTGCCTATTAGTATGGCATGACAGGTTTCGTGCATGATCCTGTCGCTGTTTTCCCTTGCCTTGAAATCATTGTTGGAGTCATGAAGCCACAGATCCATTCTGTATTTTCCTGTGACTCCGCTTGGCATGTTTGTATTGATCTTCTGGCCTGAAGTGGTCTTTACGTGTTCAAAGAATTGAGGGTTTGTCTCTTTCAAATCCCATACGTGAATGTCCCATTTGGTTATCCAGCCCAGCAAGTCCGTTACGGAAAGATTGGCTAAGGTATGGTATATCGTCTGTCTTACAAACTGCTCGTTGATGTGTTTAGTATGGTACTTGATCATAAAAAAAAGAAGCAGTAATAGGTATAAGAGTCCTATCCTGAGTCTGTTTTGTGCTTTATGTAGTCTGCACCGATTAAGATTGCAATCGGAGCTAACAAAGCGATTGAGGTTGTTTCGTTCAATTCTATTGTTCCCATTGTCGTCCACAATGCGATTAAGCCTGTGTAAGCACCAAGGGCATAGTATCTAAGATTTCCTGCCATGACAACTCCTTTGTCTGATACTATATAACTATTATTTCTATATTACGCCTAACGTTCTTAGTATCTCTATTGATGTCAACCCTACTGCCATTGATGCCAAAGTATAGTCTCTCCTTTTTAATTTTCTATCCTGTCTTCTTTGCAGGGATTCAACGTGTGAGTTGTATTCCGTTTCCATTGCAGACAGTCTGATGCAAAGGTCGGTTATTCTGGATTCTATCTTGTCAAGCTTCTCGAATATGCGAGCTTCTACATCCATACAAAAATGTATGAGGATTGAATACTAAGAAGTAAAAAAATAAAAAAAATTGCTGTCTAGGAGTTTACGCTAGATACAATGATGTATGTGTTAGGATCAATCACGTTGACACCGATTCTGTGAGTCCAGACCAAATCCCAGTATTGTCCTGCGACTTGTTTTTGTAATTCCAGTTCCATTGTTCTTTGTGAGGCTAATCCCCATGCTGCACCTTTTACGGCAACAATGTTACGATCTGCATTACTTACGTCTCCTTTCACTTCGTTGGTTACAACTATGTCAATACCGTACAATCTCTCTAACTGTCCGAGTTTGGTAACGCTAGGGTTTCCAATCTGGGCATATTCAGAAATGCTTGAAGATGTTGCAAGTGATTCAAAAGCACGTGGGGTAATGAAAGCTACTAACTTTCCAGGTCCTACGTCTTGACCGAGTTCTTGAAGGTATCTTTTTGCGAATGTAAGACCGTCTTCGTCGAATTCTCCGTCTGCATCCTCTTCGGATGTTGAAGTTGTTGCTACACCGTCAGAACCACCAATGTGATATGGAGCTGTTGTTACACCACCATAGTCTCTAGCAGTTGAAGCCAGGTCCTCTAAGATGAGTTTGTGTTCATCTCTGATTGCCTCTAGTCTTGCTGTTTCTCTAATTGCATTAAGGAAACTTGCAGGATAGTCTTCAAGTTGTGCTTTGAGTATGGTTTGTCTCCAACCTCTGATGGAACACGTAACATCGATAGATGTTAGTGTGTGTGTACTTGCTGTGATGTCTGATGAAACACTTTCGGTAATTGCACCTGCATCTGGTACTGTGATTCTGTAGAATCTTGCAGTAGATTGTCCAGTTGGTAAGGCCTCGAATTGACCATACTGTCTAATGCTGGTTGCGGTTTTAGATCCGATTTGAATTGAGACGTTTGCACGTTGTTTTACACCTGGAATGGTTCCTGATGTAGATACGGCTTCCTCAACACTTCCGTTGGCAGTAATTCTGCCTTCTTGGGTGTGATTCTCGATCCAACCCTCTTTGTCGATAACAAGACGACCATATCCGTTTTCAAATACTTTGTCTAAGAATTTTTTAGCGGACTCATCATCAAATTGCTCTTCAACGTAACCTTGGTTACTTGATTCTGCAACTTCTGATTTTGGTTGCCATGCATCTTTGACAGTTTCAATAACTGCTTTAAGAGTGTCTTCGTTTGATTTCTCAATACGTTCTGCGACCTTTGCAGTTGCATCCTCTGTTTTTGCTTCTGCTGCTGGAGCTGGTGCTTCAACTGCCGGAGCTACTTCAGATTTTGCTTCTGCTTTACCTACTTCTATTTCACCATCTGTCTCGATAGTGACTTTGACTTTTTCCTCTACTTTATTGTCTAAAGTTTCGTTTGTCATGTGATCTTCTTTTTCAGTAGTTTGTATATTGGAAGTAATTAACTGTGGTTTGTCCTCTGAAAGTATCTTGATATACTGTACGTTGGATGATTCGATAACGTGTAGCGTGGATTCGGGAATTCCTGGAACTCTAACTACGGATAACTCTAATATTTCATTTAGCACAGGTGCGTTAAGACACTTGGCTCTTAGCTCGTCACACAGTTCTCGTTGCTCCAATACTGATGCTCCTATTGAAACCTGATACTGCTCGTTGCTTAGTATCTGCTGCCATTCGGAATCAAAGATGCTTGCCTCGTATCTTACCTGACTTTTTATCTCGTCAAATGTAAATGTGACCTCTCCAATGTGAGTATCCTTGTCATGCTCAACCCTTAAAGGTACGGAAACTCCGTCAAATTTCTTCAGTTCCTCAATGTCATAATACACTCCGTTACGTGACTCTCTGGGCATTAAGGCAATGCCTGCTATGCGTTCTGCCATGTGTAATTTCAGTTTAAAGCGATATAGAGAAGTATTATATCTCTAGCATCTCAATGGCCTTGATAAGTTCGTCATAGTTCTTCTTGCCCTCTATCAGTAATGACTCTTGTATTGGTCTAACCTTAGATCCTATCATCTTGCCTTTAATGTCGTTGGTCCTTTTCTTGTTTGTTCCTGACACTTGAACACTCTCTTTGATTAGCCTGACAGTACCTTTGTATTGTAACGAACCTGATGTCTGCTGTGCCGTCTTTGCTGTGATGGTTATTACCTGATCTGATTGTGGTAGTCTTGTTGCTCCTCTCATCTTTACTATCTGTTCAAAGTGTTTTACTTCTGGGAAATATAATATCTTCTTTCTGCCCAGTCTCTTTGGAGGTGCGACGTATGATTCTCTGTTTAATGATATTCCGCTTTCGGTTTCTAAGTCTAACCCAGCCTCGGTTAGTATTGCCATTATCCTATGAATATGTCGCCTGAAAATTTGAACTCAGTTCTTAGTGGCTTTCTGCTGTCCAGTTTTGGTGTCCAATAGACGGCTACCTCTTTGACCTCGTTTGCTTCCAATGTTTGAGGAGCTTCAAATCTGAGTTCTGGGTTAGTATTTTCAATATTAATATTATGTACCGGCCATTGCGTATCAGTGTTCTTTATGAATACCGTATACTTCTTAGTCTCTCCCAGCAATACCCTTCCCAGATCAAGAGCCTCTATGGTATTGGTAGTCTGAGCATCTGTGTAAATCTTAATCATCTGACTTTAGCTCCTTTATGAATTTGAGTATCTCTGACGTGTTCTTTCTTTTCTCATGTGCCTGTAGTTCCTCTCTGACGTTTACCATGTTTTTAAGATCTGTCATTACTCTTTCAAATACCATTTCCTCTTTCTTGTTATCGGAAGTTTCTTTCTCAGGCTCTTCCTTCTTTGGCTCTTCCCCTGGAACTTGTATGTTGTCGGTAGGCGTTACGCTTGTGATCGGTGCCTCGTCCTCCATGTCGGTCTGGTCAATCTTTACGTTTGTGTTTGCGATAAGCCATTGTCTTGCCTCGCTTCTTCTGAGGATGTTGTCTCTGAATGAGGTGATAACGTCAGATATTGATGCCTCCTGTTTTTGAGGGGACTCAAAGAACACCTGAATGTCTGCGGCCTTTACCCTCTTGCCTCTGGTCCTGAGATATGGCATGATGCAGTTTCGTTTGATCTGGTTTGCAAGTCTGACCTGTATTCTCTTTACCTTTCTGATCAAGACGGAATCTGTACTCTCTGATGCCGCCCTTGCGGTAAACCCTGCGTTGAAGAACTGTAACGGGAACTTGGAACCAGGCTCCAACAGATCTCTTTGCATATGCTCGATATAGCCCTCGAATTTGGAATTGCCTGCCGTCTCTATGACCTTGACGTCAAATGCCTTGTCCGTAACTATCTTTGATCCCTTCTTCATCTTCTTCAGGGCATCCGCCTGACTCTTGATGAACTGCTCTCCTGCATCCTCAAAGTGAAACATTACGGTAGGATCGGCATGGCCTTGAAATATCTTTGGCATGGCATCCTCTATCTGTTTCATCTGAATCAGCGGTGAATCATAGACATCTCCGGTTCTAGGATCTTCATAGTCTGATAATATCGAATGGAACAGTCCTCTGGCGAACGGCTCCCTTGCTACGTTGGTTAGTTTGAAATGTATTACCTCTGTCGGCTTGAAAAATATGTCCTTGTCGTTGACGTGCTGGACGTATCGCTTGATATGACCTTTTGCGTTTCTTGTAATTGATTCTATGGTGGTTATCGGTATCTCGACGAACTCGTCATTGGTTGGAGACTTTTCAATTATCCAGTTTCCTGTTCCAAGATAGGAATGTATTCCGTCTTCCAGAAATTCGTCAAATCCTGAGTCCTCAAGCCACTCGTTGACCATGTCCTGTATCTTGGCGTTCTTGGATGTGACTTTCAGTCCTTTTCCTATGATCATCTGGTTGTATGTCTCGATTGCCAGGTTCAATCTGCCGTCTTTGTTAATTGCATCCAAAGTCTCTATAAACGGTCTGTCTGGAGACAGTTCGTCTTGCCAGTCGCTTTGATTGACCTCACTTTTGTTGCTAAATGTCTCTAAAACCTTTATCGTGCCTGAATAAGCCTCTTTTTTCTTTGATTTTTTAGGTAAAACTGCCTCTTTTGGGTAAATAACATTGCCATTTGATCTAATTACGGGCTTCATATAGAACTTTTAGTCTACTTTTGATAAATAGAAGTAAAAAACGAATTAATCAAAATCTAAGTATATGTCGTCAGAGCCGTTTACCCCAACAGCCGTCAATCTGCTGCCGGAAACCTCCAATCTCAGCCTGATCTTGAAAATTCCAGAAATAGTCGGAGTCTGAGACTCAAGAAACTTTACAAGGAAAGTTCCGTCTGAATTCAGCGTAAGAATGTCGTCAGATGAGAATATTGTTCCGCCTTCCTGATCTATGATTCTAAAAGTTCCAGTAAATCCCGATATGTCCCTTGCGGTTACAAATGACGAATCATCAAATACAGAACCTGACAGGTCAAATGATGCGGAGTCGGTAAAGTCTCCCTTTGCCCAGTTCATCTGGTCCATCTTCAGAAACAATACCATAATAGTTTATATAGTTATCGGTATTAATAGAAAGTATGTTAGCAGTACATACTCCTGCTCCGTTTGAACCCAAAGTTCCAATCCGTAACGAAACCATTGAGGAACTTGCAGAGAATCATTGCTACGAGGTGGTCAGATGGGGTGCTTACCTGACTGACAGAATATGTCTGGAACAGCTACGTCAGAACAAGGATCCCAATGTCATTCTGTACATTGCGTTGATGAGGGGAATCACACCGATCATGACGATAGGCCAGTTCAAGTCGTTTATAGTATCATTTGAGATAGTCAAGGAGAAAAAGCAGACTCGAAAAATTCCAAGCTACAAGGTCTAGCCGACTCCGGCAAGAGTTCCTGATCCCATCTTGTAGTAGTACAACGCAAGCAAAAACGCATCACCAAGATCGAAGGGGTTCTGTGTCGTCTTGTTGGTACCGCCCTTGCTGTTAAACTTGATTGTCATTAGCTGCATCTTCAGCTTCTTGAAGATCGGGTGTATCTCGACCTGCTGGAAGTCTATGGAGTTTGCGGCATAGTTCAGCATCTTCTCCCCGTACTGATTGAAGTTGATCGACTGTACGTTCATGTGTTCCTTGTCTCGAAGGTCCCTTATGCCCTCCGGCCACGAGCCGTCCACAAAGCAGCGTTTGGTCTTGAACTTCATGGAGAGGTTCTTGACCTTGTTGATGATGTCAATGTAGCTAGCTCTTTCAAAAGCCTCTGCGTGAATAACAGACTTTTTTCCCTTTCGCTTTTGCATAATGCATATCCCAAATTCCGAAGAACCGAATCCTGGATCAATTCCAATAACTCTGTCATTGCTGTCGTCATTGGCTGTCCAGGTATACTGTTCAGCACAACATAGTTCAATGCCTTCTGGAGAGAATATGTCTCCGACGTTCTTTCCCCAGACTCCGAGATACTCTCTTTCATAGGATCTTGCCTTTCCAGCCTCCTCTAGGAACCTTGGCGAGAAGATTGAGCTTTTTGTTTTCGGATCTTTTTTAAGACCTGCTTCAACATAGAAATGGAATCTTTCATATATTGTCTTCTCGACTCCCTTGGAAGGCTCTTGCATAATGTCGTAAAAAAAACCGCTCGGTTGCTCTCCTGCTGTAGATACCCAAATAACCCAAGAATCTGACTTTCCAATATATCTCTCTCCGACGGTTCTAACAATGCTATCATCTCGAAGCTTGAAGAAAGCGGCCTCGTCTCCAAAAAAGAGACTAACTTTTGGCTTACCTCTAGCTGAATGGATGTTATTCGACGGATAACACTTGATCCTTCCTCCGTTGACGTCAAGCTCGTACGCACCATGATCTACATAACCTAGTCCTCTTTTCATTAAAAAACCTTTTGCCCTGAGTATGAGATCCTGTGCCAGGTCAACGTTCGGTCCGGTAATTACCATTGCCTCCTTTCCGGAAAACCATACGTCAGTCAGACACTTCCAAAGAATCCACAAAAGTACAAACTCGGTAAGTCCCAGTCCTGTCGCCTTGTAGACGCAGAAGCACTTGCCAACGGTATTGTCTCTCAGGGAGTCAAGTCTGTCCATCTGCATCCTGTCAAGTATCTCTATCTCGTATGCGTACAGGGGATGATATATTCCGTCCCTTTCAGGTCCACCGTTCGGATAGAATATGTAATGCCAGAAGCAGCAGTCGTTCTTCTCCGAGAGGGAATTCCTGCACCAGAACGTTTCGGGAACTTCCGGTATGTCACGACTTGCGGCCTGTGCAAGTATTGCGTGAGTCTCCTTACTGGCCAGACCCTTCATTATTGATTACTCCTGGTATGGCCTTGGCCGGTCTGAGTTTCTCCCTTTCCAGCTTCAGCTTCTTTACCTGCAATGGCAATGCGGAATCCTGCAACATCTTGAACGAGTCAAGCTTGATCTCGTGTCTGAACCTTGCCAGCCTCAGATACAGGTCCTTGTCCATGTCCTCAAGTCCCTTCTCCTTTTCGTGTGACATCAGGATCTGTATGTCAGTTACGTCGTTCTCAAATCCGGTTCTTGCCCTCATGAACTCCCCGATATAGGTGTCCATTGCGTCCTCGGATATGTTGTCCTCCATTTCCTTCTCGATCTGCTTGATATGATAGTGTACTCCTGCCGGAGTGGTCTTGCCAAACTGTGACATCAGCGATGTGTCCTTGTTTATCTTCTGGGCTATGCCGTATGCGTTCTCGCTAAAGAACATCCACTGGTTGAAGATGTAGTCATGGAACTCCTTTGAGAGTTCGGGTCCCCTAGTCCGAGTCATTGTACCTCTGCTCGACCTCGCATACCATGCACCACTTGGCAAAGCTTGGCTGGCCGCATTTCTCACACTGATGTATGTCTCTGAGATAGTCTTTACCGTTAAAGGATTTTCGCAATCCGTTTATAAACTGTTTAATCACAACGTTTTTAAATATAATCTTACTTAATATACCTATAATGACAACGCCAAGGGGAGTAAAAAGGGCAGAGTCAGGATATCTTACTCACAACTACTGCTCACACTGTACAAAATGGATAGAACACAAGCCGAAATACTGTCCTGACTGTAACAGGTGTGCAAGAACCAGCAGCAAGTACGTAAAGCACAAGGTGGTCAACAGAATTGGATAAGCAATGTGCCAACTTTCATTGTGACAACGTGACAATGGGAAACAGGGTAAGATGCGGAGTATGCAGGAGAAGTCATAAACCTAAATGTATCGGATGTGATGCCGACGTAAGTTCGGAGAGGGCGTTCATGTGCAAGTCATGCAAGTATTTCAAGGACAACGAGAAGGTCAAGCTGTGGCACAAGAGACATGGTCAGGCAAGAAAAATAGTTTTAAAAATACCGTAAGAGACACTCTTTTCAGGTATCTAGAATCCGCAACTCGGAGTGTCAATGGTTTAAGAGGGCTACCGTTAAGGGTAATCCCTGACAACCGACATATCTATAATATGCCCTTATTTAAACCTTGCAGCACTCACAGTCGCCACAGTCTTTCTCGTGGTCAAAGTGGTCCTTGCATTGCTCGCATACGTGGCCTATCTTAGTCATACATATCTACCATATACATACTATACAGGAAGTGATGGGCGAAGCCCATCCAAAAAGAAAAGCACCTAGGAGAAAAACTATACGTATGGAATAGAAAAGCACTAAGGAAAAAAAGTATACGTATAGTATTATATTATATATTATATTATATATTATCATTATTATCATACGTATAGTATTTTATTATGGTTTATATTCTATTGTTATCTTGGGTTATCATGAGAAACCTGCGTCAGAAGCGTATATTGCTTGTAGACTGGGGAATCCTTGACAGTAACGGAGATCTCACCAAGCAGATGCAGGAGAAGGTACTGGACGAGGGAGGAGACGTATATCAGAACATAGCACAGACAGTACAGATTACTCTAAAGTTCATGGAATTTCAAGGCTCGGTCGAGGATGATCAGGATTTCATGGACCTGGTCGAGGAAGCCATAGGCAGAATGATAGACAAGGCAAAAGAACAGATAAATAAGGACAAAAACAACAACAGTAATGAGATGTAGAACGTGTGGAAAATGCTCACACAATCACAAGCCCAGGCACAACTGGGATCATAGGCAATGTGCAAAGTGTCACTATATGGGCAAAGGTCCCACGCCTGTCAGATCAAAGAAGGTAGTATTGGATGCGTTGTAAGATCTGTCATAAGGTGACAAGAACGTGTGCAGGCAAGAAAACTCATTGCTGGACTTCCAACCAACAGTGTCCAGACTGTCACTATCTGGGCGTAAAGTTTCATGCCACAATCAAGTACTCATAGGTTTATATATTTCAAGCACGTATGCATGTCATGCCCAGATGCGGACTATGCGGTCAACCAGGCAAGAGAATGAAGCTTGACAATGTCTATCGCATACTGTGCAATCATCATTATGATCAGCACATGGCCAGAGACGGAGAACACAAGGTACTGTTCCAGAAGGCAAGCGGCATAGAGAGGGGTAATCAAAAGGATGATATACCACTATAGCATAAGATAGACAATGTGTGAACACATAGTATTCGGTCAGCGTTGTTACAAGTGCGGCAAGAGAGTGGCAAAGTCTCATGATTTGACCAAAGAATATCTTATGCGTATGTGGACTGATTAGGGCGGACTAACTAATTATTTTCGGAAATATTTTTTGGTTTTAAAAAACGACTTTTCCTCCTATATAAGTGTTGCTAGGGCGGAAACGTTTTTATAGGGGAGATTTGGGCCATTCTGTACCGTACTTTACAGTACCCGTACCGCACTTATATACCAAAATAGTATATAAAGGCCAAAAAAGGCCAAGCGTCACTTTATAGAGTGTGAACCGCATATATAAATCAATATGGCCTATATATACCCACGAAACACTTATAACCCCAAGAAACAAGGGTTCCAGGCCTATCCTCCTTATAAGTCTATCGTTAAATCAAAACATATATATATAGATTAAAATGGGCCTGTTAATAATTGAAAACATAGAGAAGTAATAATAAAAACTTTGTCATGATCAACGCATCCGTTAAGTAAACGGGGTTGTGATAGTGTAATATTATTACTGCTAATGCTTGATGATTGTGCTATATATGATTAACTGTTATGTTGCTATAGTGGTATATGTTCCTTAGTCTTACTCTCTTACTGCTATCTATACCCTATTGATTAACGATATATGATATGATTCATGGTCCTGGTATTATGTGGCCTGGTGTACTATGTGGCACCTATATAATCAGGTGCTTAGTAGTACCGTATAGTACCGTACTTATATACTAAATGATAATAAAAAAAAGGTTAA